CCCGCCGTTGAAGTTCGATTGGATGACTGAACTTTTGGGCACTACAACCTCGCATTAAGCCAAGGATCATCGGGCGGGACGCGGGACGTATTCTCAAAGCTGTTGACCCTACGGGCCTCTTCTTTGACCTGCTTGTACGTCGCTCGTGCCAATTCAGCTTTGGTATTAGACTGCGTGATCTTTTCCACAATATCGACGGCGATGCGGGCAACCAACAGACTGATGAACAATTCATCGAAATCGTTGACGTTCGTTATCTGACGAATGTAGACCAAGTTCAACGGCGCGCCGTCATTGGTAAGAATGCTCTTACCCTCGATCTGCCAATCCTCCACGTCCGTATCCGGTAGGATACGTAGGTAGTCGTCGGGCAGTGGAAACTGATCCGCGAACTCGAATGCCGGTGCTGTGGCGTCCGCAGCTAGAACTGCACGCGCCCTGGCAAAATTCCAGGGGTGCGCGCGTAGCTCGCTGTCCCGAGCGTGGTGATAGACGCGATTACATTCGCGTCCCGCCACACTGTCCTCGGTGAGCGTAGAGATAGACTTAGCACCCAGGCGTTGAAGCGCCAGATTGCAGATGTCGGTTTCGCTACCGGGAGACGCCATGCCCGCCTCCTGTTATGCAGTCTGGATGGTGATGCGATCACTGACCAGAGCGGAGATGATGCTCTGCAAGGTGACTACAGCTTCTTCCGTAGACGTGCCAGCTTTGATGACCACACGAACGTCGTTGGTCACGGTGCCCGCAGCCGTGTCATCAATGTCGTTGATGTCGGACTTCTTAGCTACGTCAATCTGGGTGTTAGCCATTTAACTTTCCTCAGTCTTAGTGGATGATTTCGTGTCGCCATTATCTCTTGAAATGACCGGTTTGACAAGGTATCCGTACAACCTTTCCGATGGCCGATAATCCGCATCGAGCAAGGGGCTGTTAGGTGTGACGATGACGTTCATTCCACGCGCTTCACAGAAGCCTGCCCAGTATCCAGCACAGGCCATGTAGCGCGGGGGGAGGTCCGCCAGGATATGCGATGCCGTATAGTCCTGGGCCTTGTTGATGTAGTCAGCCCCGAACACGACAACCTCTTTCACTCCGATGAGCGCCGCGTAGGCGAGCATGTAAGCGACCGTGTGGTTCAGGTAATCGCGCTGGGGGTTCATGTTCAGCACGTCACCTAAGGGGTAGGACACCGCAGTGGGACATTCGGCCCTGGCTACAGATGTGATAACGGGGTGGTCAGCGTTTTCGTAGATGTTTTGGAGCGAGGGGTTGTGCCCCTTCACCGCCGCGTAGTCATCCATAATGAAACTGACATCCACACGTGCAAAATTTGAGGCGGTATTCACGCCCCAAACCTCGTTGCTGTGCAGTGCATCCGGGTCAGCGGATGCTAGGATATCCAGGTAGTCGCGCCGCGAGGGGCCGATAGCCAAGATTACTACAGTGTCGGGTACATTACCGGTGGGATGCTGAACCATCGAAACTCCAAAGTGAGAGGGTGGGATAGCAAATGCTACCCCACCCAACACCGTTAGTCGAGGGTGTACAAAATCTCGACTGTGATCGTGCCAGCCGCGCTAATCGGACCGTCGGCCAAAACGGCCTTGATGTCCAACGTGGCGTTAGGGTCAACCGTACCGGTGGCGTGATCCCAAAGCTGGATGCCGTAGTTCGCGATGTCGTTGACAAGCGAAGCGGAACCCGCGGTCGTGGGGTCGATGCCATTGGTCAGAGCATCGGGATCGTCGGTGATGTCCGACTTGCCCGATTGGTTATACACACCAACGTCGATGGTAGCAGCTTCCGTACCGAGGTCATCCCAAGAAATCTTGGAAGCACCCAGGATACGAGCATTCGACGGCAGCGAAGCCAGATGATAGGTCGAAGACTGGCTATCATCGGCATTGGTTTCAACAGTCTCAGTCCAGGAACGGACAGCACCACCGCCAGTGCCAGCGGCACCGAGTACGCGGGGGGTCTGAGCGTTCGGAGTGAGGACGCGAGAACCTACAAGGTTAACAACAGCCATTGGTTAAGCCTCCGAACAAGTAATGGAGACGACTTTGTTCTCTTCGACGCGGGTAGCGCCAAAGGTGCCCTTCAGGTAAACCTGAGTGGCGTAGGACTTGTCGGCCCGTGGGGTGATTTGAGCATTGATATCATTCCAGATACCAAGGTGCATACCAGACTTGGCCCAAGCAACAACCGTGCGGTCGGTGCCGGACAGAGCCAATTTCTGGCTGTCGATGAAATTGAAGCCCATGAACGACTTGATACGGCCATCGACCAGCACCGGCTTGTTGGTGTAATCGAGGCTGATCGCCTGAGTTTCGCCCAGGAGGTCATCATGCTGCTGTGCGCCGATGGCGCAGTACAGTTCTTCGTTGTCCACATCGACTTCAGCGGCGATCAGCAATTGCATGGCTTCACGCAGCTTGGCGATGGTCAGACCGCCAGCAGTTGTAGCAGCAGCGTTGCTGTGCGTGGTGCTAGTGGAACCATCTTCGCCGGTCTTAGCCGTACCGGTGAATGCGGAGATGATTTCCTCATCCATCGCACGACCGAGAGCCATCGCGCCGTTAATAGCGTAGGGCGAGGTGGGATCGGCAATGATACGCAGCTTGTCCTGATCGTCGATCAAGCCAGCCCATTCGTAATCGGTCGGGAAGACCCACCGACGGTCGTGCGGGGTTTCGATCAGGGGGGTGTCAGCGTGGCGGGTGGTACGCTTAACAGCGTTCACTGCACCAATCTGGTTAACAGCCGCGCCGGACTTACCGTGGTAAGTTTCGGTCATGACGGCATTGCGGAGCTTCGATCCACGTTGCTGCAAAAGCAGTTCAACAGTGGACTTATAGTCGATTACCGACCAGTCCATGATTTCGTTAGACATACTGATGTCCTCTAACAAGGTTAAACCAAAAATACATATAAGTCGCAGGGTTATCACTGTAATCAGCGGCCCACTACTCAGACTGTATCACCGGCCCTTGCGGGTTATCAGCATAGTCCTTTCGACGCTCACGAGAGCGCACTTACTGGAAACGAATGTTATCAGAAGAGAAAATCGTTTGCAAATGGCCTAGCGTAATGCGTCCCATTCTGCAAAGGGCAGGCCGACGCTGGTCTTCATATACCCGACTGCGACCGTCACTTCGGTGTCGGCGGCAACAGTCAAATCAATGCGGGCATCACGCCAGCCCTGCCAACGCCCAACAAAGGGAAGAGTGATATTGATAGGGGCGTCCGTAACATACCCCTCAAAGATAGTGATGGTTTCCACGTCATCAGTAAACAAAATGGTAATTACCCCACCGTTCTTTTTGTTCGCGCTAATAACCAAGTCCGTGAGAACAAGCGCCCCGTCATCCGGCGGGGTGACGACTGTCTCCGTGCCCGCCGTGCTTCGAGTGGTGGCCTTGAACGTGCCGTGCGCGTGAAACGGGTTTTCCGTAATCAGGATTTCATCGTCTGGGCAGGCTGTGGAGGCCCGGCCCCCGTTCCACACACGATGCGTGGACAAGGCTTCGCCGGACGTCGGGCCAACGAGGGTTCGTTTAATGGCCATCTTCGCTTTCAATCATCATGAAAGTCACGCGGGCCTTGGTGCTTCCCGTCGTGCTGGTGGATGTATGGCGAATCTCAAAGGTGTCATTCAGACCAAGCACAATAGAGCCATGCTTGTTGTAAACTAGCTCATTGCCGTTGCTTTCGAGGAAGTGCGTGTCCAACACACCAAGCGTTCCGGCCATGGTCGGGTCGTTGCCTGTGACCGTAACGGACGCAGACTTGCCAGAGGATGGCGAAGTGTTTACAGGCGTCACCGCCGAGCCGCCAGAACCAACCGTGGTTCCTGTCCCAATTTCATAATAGTCCGTAACTGCGGGCATCGTCGCATCACCGACGTGCTGGATGCGGACATACGACATAACGAGCTTCCGGGTCGGATCGTCATTCCTAATATGCAAGATAGTCTGCGTCTTGGCAGTAATACCCGTGTCGATATACTGCACCTGGTAGCTCTCGCCCTTATGGAAGGCCGTGTGGTGCTGTAGCTCGTGACTCTCGGTACGTGTCAACAACTGATTGTCGTGCGTCACGCCAGCGATATGCCCGCTTGAGTGATTCTTAATATTAATATCCATGATTAGAACCTTTCGTCCGCGCCGTGTTCAGCCATAATCATATTTACCGTGACTACGTCGTCCGCCGTACCCTTTGCGGTAACGGTAACAGAGCCGCCGTTCTTGATAATCAAGCTGCCGTCCAGGTGAAACTCAGGGGCGAAGAACGCCGGGATAAATACCTTGGAAAGCTGCTCACGGCGGGCTGTCGTAACCGCCAAATCGCCACTTGCACCGCCTGCATAGAATACGCCGTCAAGGCGGTTGCCGGAGCCCACAGTCATATTCGTTGGGGTTAGCGCCGTGCCACCGGATGAATACGCGTCCTTGACGTAGAAGCTGACCTCAAGATTGGCATTAGACGCCACAAAGATGCGATAGATCTCCGTCTTCTTCGTACTGTCATTTTGTGCGTAGTGAAAGATCGGGGTTTCCGTCGCACCCTGCAACACCGTCTCGCCGTACACATTGAATAGGTTTTCATGGTAGATCGCATGATGGTGGTCATGCGTAATGGTGTTCGCAATCACGGCCAAGCGTCCGTGGTCATCCACCTCAGCGGTGCGGCCCGTTCCGTGGCCGTCTTTAATAACCATCTGCGTCATTCTGCAAGCCCTTTCAGGAGGAAATTTGTAATCTGTAATTCGTCACGAATAGCTTCAAGAGCATCAATTATCGTCTCTAGCTTCGGGTCCGTAACCGGAACTAGATAGCCTTCACGATTAAGCTCTGTTACCAAACCAGCCTGTGCGTCCGTATTGGTCGGATCACCGATAGCGACGGATTGCATGAAGGACTTCGTACCATCCGCCTCATCCACAGACGAACCGGTATGGTGATGCCCTACATTTGCAGCGCGCTTACGGGAACCGGAGACTGCCATTAACCGATGACCTGTTTAACCGCGTTCTGGGCCGCAGTTTCGAAGGCCTTGACCCGTTCGACAATGGTCGAGCTTTCATCAGAGAATGCGGCCCGGTCGCGGTTCAGAATATCGCGGTCCTGTTTCAGCTTGTCCTCGTGCTTGCTGAGCTTCTTAGCATACGCGTTGGCGCGCTGGGTCTCTTCCTGCGCCGCCTTTGTCACCGCCACGTTGGCTTTCTCCGCCATCTCGGCAACGCGAATACGCTCGTTGGCGCGTTCGACTTCCGCATCGGCGTCCGCCTTTACGCGGGCGGCAAGCTGGCGTTGGCGGGCGACTTCCGCTTTCGACGTGTCGATAGCAGCCAAAGCCTGCTTCTCCGCTTTCTCTAGCTTCTTCAGTTGCGCCTCGAACTTCTTGGCGTCTTTTACCAGAGCCAGAGCGTCAGCAGCGGTGGGGGCTTTAGCCATTGTTCAGACCTCGTTTAGTTCGTGATTGCGATGGTGCATCATCGCTCTTTTTAGGCGATAAGGCAAGGGTCTCGGTTTTCTGGACCCCCGCCGCGATGTACTCCGCAAACTCGACAGCGAGGGGTACGCGACCCCCCGCTGCCACTGCGAGTTTGAGAGCTTCTAATCTGACCTGCGCGCTCATGCGGCAACGCCACTAATCAGTTTAGCCAACTGCTCTTTCCTGAACACGGCATCGGCATGACCAGGATGTTCCCTGCCACCGAAGAAGGCTTCCGTCCACTGCGGGTCGGCTTGCAGTTCGTTCATCTTCTGCTTAGCCGCAGCGGGAGTTAGGACTTCGGAGCCGGTGTTGGCGTCGGTGCCTTCGACGATATCTTCTCCGAGTTTGGAGCCGATGTTTTGCATGAAGCGCATGAGACCGCCGAAGCCGAGGGCTTTTTCCATTCCGTCAACCTGCGTCGCGTCGAGGCCAAACTCTGACGCAGCAGCCTTTGCTGCGGAGATGTTCTTGTCATACGCAGCGCCCCACTCTTTACGAAGTTCTGCCGTATCGTTGGCAACACCCGCTTCGTAATCGGCAGTGGTCTGCTCGACCGCACCGCTGGCCTGACCGTTCCACCAATCACCGAGTTCCGATGCTTGCTTGGATGTCAGACCGAGTTCGTGAAACTTAGCCGCTGCCGCTTCTGCGAATGCGCCATCAGCGCCCTCAGGCACGGCAAGATCGTAACCCGAAGCCTCTTCTGGGCGACCGAGCTTGGTGTAGAACTCATTAACTTCTTCGGGGGTGGAGCTGTCAGTGAGAACACGAACCGTGTGACCGGCCTTGTCCGCAGTGAACAACTTCTCTAGGTGCATGTGACTTTTAAGCGCCTGTTCCGGCGAAGCCTCATGAAAATGTTTACCCTCGGCCCAACCACGGAGGTCGGCGTCTTGGATGTTCGTCACCCAATTGCTCTCTGCCGGTGCTGGCTCTGCGGGGGTCGGTGCTGCTTCAGTAGGGTTATCGGCCACAGGGGCAGGCCCAATTTCGTCAGACATTCATGTACTCCTTAGTTGTTATCGGCTTCTACGCCCTTTGCGTAGAAGTCCCATAGTTGCTGGTCCGTCATCTGAAGCTGGTGCTGAATACGCAGCCACACTTCCTGACGACCCAACATAATCAGGGTCGCGCGCTCGTCCTTGTGAAACGCGCTGTCATGCGCGTGACAGAACCGCGCAAGATCATCCAGTACTTTCCCGCCAGATATAGAAACGTTTCCGTCATCGCCGTGGAAAACCCGACGATAAGCCTGCCTGCGCGTGCGCAGAAAATCTTTAACTTGTTCAATCATCCCATCGCTTTCATGAGACCGGCTGCGGCGGGGGCCGCGTCGATCATCTGTTGTGTCTGTTGTGCTTCCTGACGACC